GTGCCAGACTCACCATTTAGTAAGCCAGATACGTTGGACTTCGATGCAGATTAATACCGAATCAAGCCAGAACAAACGAGGGGTCGGGCTAATAGGCAGCACTGAGCCTAGAATTCACACGCCGTTATTAAAATGTGCTACAAAATCCGCAGAGGTAGCACAATTAGCCGAGCAGATAAATATGCCGCTTATACCTTGGCAGCGCTGGGTGTTAGATGACCTGTTATCGATAGATGAAAATGGTATGTTTATCAAGAAGACTGGACTCATTCTCGTTTCGAGACAGAATGGCAAGACTCATCTAGCCAGAATGCTTATACTTTCACATTTATTCTTATGGAATACTAAAAACGTTTTAGGTATGTCTTCTAACCGAAATATGGCATTAGATACATTCAGGAATGTTGCCTACACAATAGAAGATAACCCATTTCTAAAAGATCAAGTAAGACAGATACGCCTAGCTAACGGACAAGAATCAATAACACTTAAAAACGGCGCAAGGTATGAAATAGCTGCAGCTACTAGAGATGCACCTAGAGGAAAAAGCGCTGGATTTTTATACCTTGATGAATTGCGTGAATGGTCGGAAGAATCGTTCACAGCTGCATTACCAGTTACTAGAGCTGTGCCAGGATCAATGACTTTAATGACAAGTAACGCTGGTGATGGGTTTAGTACAGTATTAAATGATTTAAGAGAACGCTCATTATCCTACCCACCTAAGACATTGGGTTATTATGAATGGTCAGCACCGCAACATTGTAAAATTAATGATCGCAAAGCCTGGGTAATGGCTAATCCAGCATTAGGTCACTTAATAACTGAAGAAACATTAGAAGAATCTGTAAGTACCAATAGCATAGAAGCTACTCGTACAGAAATGCTTTGTCAGTGGGTAGACTCAACTGTTAGCCCATGGGCTTATGGATCAATAGAAGCATGCAGTGACAGTACGTTAGAAATCCCTGTCGGTCCACAGACTATAATGGCCTTTGATATTGCACCTACCAGGCGATCTGGCGCTTTGGTTATGGGTCAATTAAAAGACGGCAAAATAGCTGTCGGACTTGCCCAATTATGGTATAGCGACATAGCAATAGATGAAATGAAAATGGCAAGTGACATAAATGAATGGGCTAGAAAATATCATCCACATTTAATACTTTTTGACAAGTACGCCACACAAACTGTTGCGACTAAATTAGAACAAAGTGGCTGGAAATTAGAAGACTGCAGCGGGCAAAAATTCTATCAAGCGTGCTCAGACCTTGCTAATGCTCTGGCACAAGGCACAATGGTACATAGTGGACAACCCGACCTAGTACAGCATCTAAATAACTGTGCAGCTAAAACCTCAGATTTTGGCTTCAGGATAATCAGACGCAAATCGGCTGGAGAGGTCACCGCCGCCATATCACTAGCCATGGTAGTTAGTCAATTAACAAAACCTCAACAAACCGCACAAATCTATGTCTAACTTGCACTAAAAGTCCGTTTTATGGTATAACATATACATATGGGTTTATTGTCTGCTTTGGGTATAACCAAAAAAACTGAAACTGTCCAAGCGCAATACGCCCCTGCCATTATGGACACAGCTTACGGCTATGGTTCATTTACAACTGGTGTTGGTAATTTTCCTGGTGGATTAGATCGTAATTATGCGATGCAAGTACCAACTGTTGCACGTTGCAGAAATCTTATAGCTGGTGTAATTTCCTACCTGCCATTAGCACTTTACAAGAAGTCTAATGGTGAGGAACTGGGAAACCCTCTTTGGATAGATCAACCAGACTATCGGCAGCCACGATCCGTCACGTTAAGTTGGACTGTCGATAGTCTTCTATTTTATGGCGTTGCATATTGGCGTGTTACAGAATTATATGCAGACGATATGCGCCCATCACGTTTTGAATGGGTAGCAAACAATAGAGTTACATTTACAACAAATAAATTTGGTACAGAAGTAGAAGAATATTTTGTTGATGGTGTAAGAGCGCCAATGTCTGGTATTGGTTCACTTATTACATTCCAAGGATTAACACAAGGTGTATTAACTACAGCAGCTCGTACAATTCAAAGCGCTTTAGATTTAGAAAAAGCAGCGGCAGTATCTGCTCAAACTCCTATGGCAACTTCAGTAATTAAAAACACTGGTGCAGATTTACCAGAATCTCAAGTAGCAGCTTTATTGGCACAATGGAAGCAAAGCCGTCAAAATAGATCAACAGCATATTTAACTTCTACTTTATCTGTAGAAAATATTGGATTTTCTCCTAAAGAAATGGCCTACGTAGACAGTATTCAATACAGTTCGACTCAAATCGCTAGAGCAATGAACGTACCTGCGTACATGGTGTCAAGTGATATGAATAATAGTATGACTTATCAAAACATAATCGATGGTCGCAAAGAATTTGTGGCTTATTCGTTACAACCATTTATCTGTGCCATTGAGGATAGACTTTCTTTAGACGACGTGACGCCAAGAGGACATATTGTAAAATTCAAAATTGAGGAATCATTTTTAAGAGCTGACACCATTAAACGTTTAGAAGCAATAGAGAAAATGCTGGCTTTGGGTCTGATAGATGTAGAAGATGCTAAAGAAATGGAAAGCCTAACACCTAACGGAAGAGAAGAAGACGATGATACTTACATTCAGTAGCCAGGTAGAAGCTGCCGATACAGAGCGCAGAGTTATCGCTGGCAAGATCGTGCCATTTGAAGAAGTAGGCAATACTTCCGTTGGTAAGGTCGTATTCGCTAAAGATTCAATTGAAATTGGCGATCCTGGCAAAGTTAAGATGCTTATGCAGCACCAAGCAGATCGACCAATAGGTCGTATGCAGAAATTTAATAAAGCAGAGGATGGCATTTACGCATCATTCAAAATTAGTGCATCTATGCAAGGTCAAGATGCTTTAATCCTTGCTGGCGAGCAATTAATCGATGGCCTATCTGTAGGCGTAGATGTAAACAAGTCAGTACAGAAAAAAGATTATTTATATGTAACAAGCGCAACTCTAAGAGAAGTTAGCCTGGTAGAAACTCCAGCATTTAGCGCCGCACAAGTAACTAAAGTTGCTGCTAGTGAAAACGAAGCAGAGGACACAAATCAACCAAAAGAAAGCGAGGCTCCTGTGGAAGATTTAGCAACAGCGCCACAAGAAGCAAAGGCAGAGGCTGCTACTCCTACAGTAGAAGCTGCTCGCCCAGTAATTACAGCACCACTAATTCAGACCTCAGTACGTACGCCAATTACTTCTATGGCTGCATACACAGAGCACAAGATTAAGGCTGCTCTAGGTAACGATGATTCAAAACTGTACGTAGCTGCAGCCGATGACTCATTTTCAACCAACCCAGCATTCAACCCAACACAATACCTAAGTGAGTTTGTAACAAACACACGTTTTGGCACACCTGCAATTGATGCGTGCAGCCAAGGTACCTTACCGACTTCAGGAATGACGATTAGTGTCCCTTCTTTGGTCACTAGTGCTGGTGGGTATAACGGAGTTGCACCAGAAGTAACTGTAGAAGCCGAAGGCGGAGCAGTACAAAATACAGGTATGGAAACTCAGTACCTAACAGGTACAGTGTCTAAGTACTCAGGTATGAACACACTATCTGTTGAATTATTAGAGCGTTCAGACCCTAACTTCTATGCAGAACTTACAAAGCAATTAGAGTACGCATATTTGAAGCGCCTAGATCAGACTGTACTTGCAGCTTTGATCCAAGCATCTGCTAACGCAACAAATACATCAGCAGACCTAGATGGTATCGTTGCATTCTCAACAGAAGCAGCACGTACTATTTACACAAACACTGGCTACTTTGCACAGAACTACATTGCTAACCCAGCACAATGGGGAGCGCTAATTGGTGCACAAGATACAACAAAGCGCCCAGTATTTAACGCATTACAACCAATGAACGCAGCTGGACAAGTAACACCAACATCTATCCGTGGTAACGTGCTAGGACTTGATCTATACGTAGATAAGAACTTCACAGCTACAACATTTGATGATGATTCAGCGATTATCCTTGCACCAGAGGCATTCACTGTTTACCGCTCAGCACAGAACTTCATGTCTGTAAACGTAGTATCAAACCTACAAGTACAGGTAGCAATTTACGGCTACATGGCAACAATCGCCAAAATGCCTAACGGAATTGTTAAATTCAAGAAGAC